CCAGTCTTACTATGTCCAGACTTCCCGGCGCGATGCGCCAAAAGTATGAGGACTTTATTCGCGAGGGCAGTTTGCATGTTCTCGAGGGCGCGGTTCTTGATATGATGGAAGTATATGAAGATGTAGATCGTCATATTTTGGACAACGAATACGATGTTCGTGCTTTTGGTTATGACCCATATAACGCTAAAGAGTTTGTTCAGCGATGGGAAAGTGAAAACGGCCCGTTCGGCATTGAAAAAGTCATTCAGGGCGCCAGAACCGAATCGGTTCCTCTAGGCGAACTAAAAGCATACGCCAGCGTGCGAGCACTAGAGTTCGATCAAGAACTGATGATGTTCGCTATGGGTAATGCGATCACCCTAGAGGATACAAACGGTAACCGTAAGCTTCTTAAGCGGAGACAGGAGCAAAAGATAGACAATGTCGCAGCTATGATGGATGCTTACGTTGCTTATAAACTTAATAAAGAATCGTTTGAGTAATTCAGCCCATAACACGGGAAGGAGGGAAGAGTAACGTATGGGTAGATGGACGGATCGCGCAAAAAGACTCTATCATGCCTGGAATGTTTTCGACACGCAAGAAGCAGGATCTGTTGATCCGAGCAGTCTTGGTTTGTCGACTACTAGCAGGCCAGAGCGAACGCGATACCGTTTCGCTAGTGCTAAGACGATCGTCCCAGCGATCTATAACCGGATTGGTATGGACGTTGCTGCGGTTCCTATTCGCCATGTGCGACTTGATGATCAGCGTTTGTATAAAGAAGATATGCAGTCAGGATTGAACTTCTGCCTGACTGTTCAGCCAAATCTTGATCAAGGACCACGGCAATTCGTACAAGATCTAGTACAGTCGCTCTTTGACTGGGGCGTTGCGGCTGTTGTTCCGGTTGATACTACTCTCAACCCTCTTCAAACCGGTGGTTATGACGTTAACAGTATGCGTGTCGGCCAGGTAATGCAATGGTATCCACGACACGTTCGTGTTCGCGTATATAACGATCAGCCAGATGTTGGCATACAACAAGACATCATCGTGCCTAAAAACATGGTCGCTATTATAGAGAATCCTCTTTATACGGTCATGAATGATTCGAGTTCTACTCTTCAGCGGTTGCTTAGGAAACTAAGCTTGCTTGATTCTGTTGATGAGCAGAGCGCATCTGGAAACCTGGATCTCATTATTCAGCTACCTTATGTGATCAAAACAGAAACTCGAAGAGTTGAAGCTCAGAAGCGGCTCAAGGAGATTGAGTTCCAGCTGAAGGGCTCACAATACGGTATTGCTTACACTGATGGCACGGAGAAGATCGTCCAGCTTAACCGTCCAGCTACAAATAACTTGATGGAACAGGTTACGTATCTGACCAACGTGTTGTATGCGCAGCTCGGTATTACCGAAACTGTCATGGACGGAACAGCCAACGAAGCTACGATGATCAACTATTTCAACCGGACAGTCGAGCCTATACTTTCGGCTATCACTGAAGCTATGATCAGGACTTTCCTGACGAACACGGCTATCACACAAGGACAGTGGATCAAGTTCCTTCGCGATCCATTCAAGCTTGTGACTGTTGAGAAGCTGGCTGAGATCGTCGACAAGTTCCGCCGTAATGAAGTTGCTACAGGTAATGAGATTCGTGCTGTTGTTGGCTGGCTGCCTTCTAATGATCCGAATGCAAACAAGCTCAACAACCCGAACATTCCAGTTGCATACTCTACTCCACCTGAGGACGGCGTGGCTCTAGCTAAGCCAAAACTTCCGTCAAAATCACCATTCCCACAGGTTCCGGCCATCCCAATAGGCGAGAAGATCATCGCCCCGGCCTCACCGAACGGAGATTCAAGTCAAAATGGCACCAACCACTCCTGATTTCAGTGGATGGGTTACCAAGTACGGAATCAAGTGCACTGATGGCCGAACGATTCTGGCCCATGCATTCAAGGCGAATGACGGTGCTCAGATTCCGCTTGTGTGGCAGCATCTGCACAATGATCCCACTAACGTTCTTGGTTACCTTGTTCTGAAGCACATGGACCAGGGCGTCCGCGCTGACGGCTACTTCAACGACACGGAGAAGGGCCAGCTCGCCAAGAAGCTAGTTCAGCACAAGGACATCAAGAATCTTTCGATTTACGCAAACCAGCTTGTCCAGCGAGGCACGGAAGTTCATCACGGCAATATCCGTGAAGGCAGCCTTGTCATGGCTGGTGCAAATCCGGGCGCGGCGATTGACTTCATCAATCTTGCTCACTCTGACGGCACCGAAACTGTGTCTGAGGAAGAGGCTGTCATCTACACCGACGACGACATTGAGCATGCTGCTCAAGGCGGACCTTCGACTACGGTGCCTGGACCAACAAAGGTTATGCCTCCAAAGGCCGCTATGCCGGCTGCGCCGGCCGATGACGACAACGATGCTGATGACTTGCCTCCGGACGCAACGGTTCAGCAGGTTCTTGACAGTTTGACTCCACAACAGCGAGATGTCGTGGCCGGCCTTGTCGGGGCCGCTTCGGCAGCGCAGAGCGCAATTGATCCCGGCAATAACACTAATGACCCATCGCAGGAAGGCGAACCGCACGTGACCAACGTCTTCGACCAGACCGGTGCCGACTCGAAGGCGCCGCGGACCGGTACGACTCTCAAGCACTCCGACATGGAGGAGATCTTCGCAGCTGCCCGCCGCGGTGGTTCGCTGAAGGGCGCCGTTGAGGAGTTTGCGCTCGCTCATGGCATTGACAGTATTTCGACTCTATTCCCATATGACCAGGCAGTGACTGAGACTCCGGAATTCATTTCCCGGAGGATGGAATGGGTGCAGGGCGTGCTTGGTGCCGTGCGCAAGACCCCGTTCTCTCGCATCAGAAGCTGGACTGCGGATCTGACCTTCCCCGAGGCTCGTGCCAAGGGTTATGTGAAGGGAAATCTGAAGAAGGAAGAGTTCATCAGGATTTCCCGGCGCATCACCACGCCGCAGACCGTCTACAAGAAGCAGAAGCTGGACCGGGATGACATTCTGGACATCACTGAGTTCGATGTGGTGGTCTGGCTGCAGACGGAAATGCGTCTCATGCTGGATGAGGAGCTGGCTCGCGCCATCCTCATTGGCGACAGCCGTGACCCAGACGACCCGGACAAGATTTCAACTGACAACGTGCGCCCGATTTACGGCGACGACGAGCTGTATGTCACCGAGGTTCTGGTCTCGAACACGGCCATCACCACCACTGCTGATGCGATCGTGGACGGCGTCGTCAAGGCGATGCGGTTCTACCGTGGATCGGGCAATCCGACGCTGTACACCACCCGGGTGTGGCTGGCGAAGCTGCTGCTGATCAAGGACACGCTGGGCCGGCGTCTCTACCCGACTCTGGATGAGCTGAATGCTGCTCTGGGCGTGACTGACACGATTCCGTGTGAGGCACTGGAAGACAAGCCCGAGCTGATTGGTATCGTTGTCAACCTTACTGACTACACTGTCGGTACCGACAAGGGCGGGGAAGTCAGCATGTTCGACTTCTTCGACATCGATTACAACCAGTTCAAGTACCTCATGGAAACCCGTATGTCGGGTGCTATGACGAAGTACCGTGGCGCGCTGGCTCTGGTGGCGACAAGCGACACGATTCTCGGCGACCCGACTGAGCCGACTTTCGACACTACTACTGGTGTGGGTACGATTCCGACCTTCACGCATGCTACTTACGTGACCGTGGCTGATGACGGCACTGAGAGCTCCGCTCTTACTCCAGGTGCTCAGACGGCAATCGCTTCTGGTTCGTACGTGACGTACCGCGCCAAGCCCGATTCGGGTTACCAGTTCGCGACTGACAACTTCCAGTGGACGTTCCGTCGCGACTGATGCTTGAGGGAGCGTGAATGCGGTTCCACGGAACCGTAGGCTTCGCAACCAGTGTTGAGACGGTCCCAGGCGTTTGGAATGAGCAAATAACAGAACGACCATATTACGGAACTGTTACGCGAAATTTCAGACGCCTGGGACCTCCCCCACAGGTGCCCCCACTAACAAATCCCACCCTCTCGCTCGAGAATTCGATCAGTATTGTGGGCGATGCGAATGCCTACGAGAATTATGAACATATTCGCTATGTCCGCTGGAATGGAGTCCCCTGGGAGGTTACGAGCGTAGAGGTACAAAGGCCGCGGCTTAATTTGTCGATTGGAGGTCTGTGGAATGGGAACACGCCTTGAATTTCAAGCTGTTCTAGAAGGCCTTCAAAATGGGTTGTCTGTATATTTTCAGCCACCTGACAATATCGACATGAGTTTTCCGGCCATTATCTACAATCGTGACATTACAAGTGACAAACACGCGGACAATATACTTTACGGGACAACGCAGCGATATTCAGTAATGATTATTGACCGCGATCCTGACAGTCCAATCCCCGGCTTGGTAGGTGCATTGCCGTATGCGAAATCAATTCGGCATTTCACAACGGCTGGGCTTTATCATGATATCTACTATGTCTATTTCTGAGGAGGAATAGATGACCCAGCTTACCTGGGATGGCACCGGGGAAAGGCTGTATGAGACTGGTGTCGATCAAGGTGTACTTTACCTTTTGAACACCGTTAACGGTCTGTATGACACTGGCGTTGCCTGGAACGGTCTTACTACCGTTAAGGAGCAGCCTGGTGGCGCTACGGCTAACCCGCAGTTTGCCGACAACATCAAGTACCTGAACCTGCTGTCGGCTGAGACGTTTGCCGGCACGATTGAGGCGCTTACGTATCCGGTTGACTTCGAGCAGTGTGACGGTACGGCTGTGCCGACTACGGGCGTTGCTGTGGGTCAGCAGAGCAGAGCGACGTTCGGTTTGTCTTATCGAAGCCGAGTTGGAAGTGACGTCACTTCGTCTTTGGGCTATAAGCGTCATCTTGTCTATGGTGCTGTGGCAACGCCTTCGGAGAAGGACTATGCAACTGTGAACGACAACCCTGCAGCGGTTGCGTTCTCGTGGCAGTTCAATACCACGCCCGCGGTTGTGACTGATCTGGAGCCGACGAGCCTCATCGTGGTTGACTCCACCAAGGTTGACAGTGGTGCGCTGGCTGATCTTGAAGCGTTCCTGCACGGCACTGGCGGTTCTGATCCGTCTCTGCCACCGCCGGATGACGTCATTGCACTCTTCTCTGGTGCGGTAACTGCGATTACGCTGACTGCTCCGACGTTCGATGGCGCTCACACGATTACCATTCCGTCTGAGACCGGTGTGAAGTACTATGTCGATGGCGTTCTGCATGCTGCAGGTTCGCAGTTGCTCACGACTGGCCAGAAGAAGATCGTTACCGCTGTGGCACAGGCTGGTTACATCTTCAACACGCCGTATGTCGACCGCTGGATGTTCACCTTTGTTAGCTAATTAAGAAAGAGGATCAGCGAGTGCTTCGGCTTATAATCACCACGCAAGAGGGTTATGACGAGGCGACCAGTGAGTTCGTCTCTGAAAGCTCTACTGTGCTGGAGCTGGAGCACTCGCTGGTTTCTCTGTCAAAATGGGAGTCAGAATGGGAAATTTCCTTCCTGGATACAGAAGGCAAGACTGACGAACATGTTATGAGTTACATCAGATGCATGTATCTCGGGGAAGAATTCCCAGAAAACATCTGGCCGAAAATGAAACAAGAACACTTCGATCAGATCAATAACTACATCAACAAAAAGATGACTGCGACTACATTTCCAGGTAGCAGGCAGGAACCGCAAAGAGAAATAGTCACTGCCGAGTTGATCTATTACTGGATGATAGCACTTGAGGTTCCGTTTGAATGCCAGTATTGGCACCTAGGCAGGCTTCTTACACTGATCAGAGTTTGTAACGTCAAGAACGCAAAGCCAGAGAAGAAGTCCTGGCGCCAGCAAGCAGATGATCGCCGTGCAGAAAATGAGCGCCGGCGCCGTCAACTGGGAACGAGAGGGTAGCTATGGTTAGAGTTACCTGGGACGACCAGGGGACACGTACTTTTCATACCGGCATTGATCGCGGCATGCTGTATTACACAGACGGTACGAAGTTTGCTGTTTGGTCTGGATTGGCCAGCGTTACTGACAGCTCACAAGGCGGATCTGCAACTCCTGTCTTTGTCGATGCACGAAAAATCCGGAACACAATCTCGAACGAGATCTTTCAAGGCGCTATTGAAGCTTTCTATCCACCTCCTGAGTTTGCTCCTTGTGCTGGGCAAGTTCAAGTTTCGCCAGGCTTGTACGCACCTAATCAGCCAAAGATTCCTTTCCATTTCTCTTACCGGACTCTAGTTGGTGATGATGAAGCGGGAAGTTTCGCCAATTACAAACTACACCTCTTGTACAATGTAATGGCACAGAATACTGATTACACGCGGACGACTATAAATGCATCAGGAGGCGGTATAACGCATTCCTGGAACATCTTTACTGTTCCTGTCTTTCCAAAAAGCTATCGTCCTACCGCACACTTTGTATTCGACACTCGTTATGTACAAAGCTTCGCAATGCTAACTATTGAAAATTTGCTATACGGCGATGCGAGTAGTGATCCGCGAATGCCAAGTCTTGATGAAGTACTCAGTCTTCTGACTGGATTCTTTGATGTGAAATGGTGGAATCTAACAGGCCTGACTGATTTTCCATTCAGTGCTGAGGTTGGTGACATGGGAGTTGACTTCAGTGACGATGAGATGTATGGCGATGGGATCATTAATACAGGTGCTTACTGGTGGGATATCACTAATGGAGATTTTCCACCGGAAGCACGGATTGGCGATTGGGGCATAGATTCATCCACAGGCCAAGTCTGGCAATTCACGGGTTAGGAGGACGCGTGACTCGTATTACTTGGGATGATGGAAATAAACTTTATTCCCGAGGAATCAGCCAAGGTGTTCTCTATCCGCAAAATTCCCCGGGGGTAGCTTGGAACGGATTGATTTCAGTCCTTGAGAAAGGTGATAATCAGCCCGTCACACAGTATCTCGATGGTATTCCGTATAATAACCACACTCCGCCTACGATATTTGACGGCACTCTTAATGCGTATACATATCCTGACGAGTTTGAGGTTTATAACGGTGTTGTGTCTGGCATCACTGCTCAGCGTCGCGCTTCCTTTGGTCTTAGCTATAGGGATAATAATGAATTGCATATTCTCTATAATGCGACGGTAGCCCCATCGAACGACCAATATCAGTCATTGAGCGATACGCCAAACCCAGTGTCTTTTTCCTGGACGATATCCACTTTGCCTGTGGACGTTGCTGAAATAGTCAGCGATCAATTTGATCAATTCCCTTTGCCGATTCCACAAGCAGGGCCTACCTCGCACTTGATCGTTTCTTTGGTTGAGATCAATAGTGCGGCTCTGTCCCTGCTTGAGGCTGCTCTCTATGGAGATGATGCGAACGAACCATATTTGCCTATGCCTTCAGATATCATTGAAATGATTGAGTCCAACACGACTATTCGTATTACGAGAAATCAAGTCGAGGGCGTTTTCGGAAGAACTATGATCGACGGCATACCGACATACGATTACGGACCGTTCGATCGTACATATCCCACATGGACCGCTGTAGGTCCAGATGACTTGGTTATAGATAATGGCGATGGAAGTTTTACAATCAACTCTCCAACTGCTTATTATCTAGATGAAGATACTTACGTGATTTCCTCATCAAATTAAGGAGGTGTAGTGGCTACTGTAACTGGTTTGACAAAAGAAGCAATGCAGATGTTTGTAGATGCGCAGATTGTTTCAGGCAGTGTTGATTCTGATGGGCATCTTGAACTGCAAACACGCGATGGAAATACAATTGATGCAGGTCTTGTCGCTGGTCAACAGGGTCCACAAGGCCCTCCTGGCCCGCCGGGAGATAGTGGCGGAGCTCCATCAGGTGCCATCATGATGTTTGGTGCTAGTCTTCCGCCTACTGGATGGCTTGTCTGTGATGGTTCGGCCGTTAGCAGAACGACATATTCTATGCTGTTTTCTGTGATCGGCACGATCTATGGATCAGGCGATGGCGCTACTACATTCAACTTGCCCAACTTTGCTGCTCGTACACCTAGAATGGATAATTCGAATCTGGCCCTTAAGGGTGGCACAGCACCAACTTCACACGTTCACACGATTGATGGCGGTACCGCTCCAGCTGTGGCTCATGTTTCATTTGTGACGGGTCCGCATCCACAGATTCATATGGAGCGAATCGCTGTTGCTAATTACAATTCGAACTTTGACGTTGATGACACGGCCAGTGGATCCAATCTTCAAGTTACGTCTGCTACGAGCTCGCATGGTAATGGCGCGAAGGTGTCTGGCACCACATCAGCAAATACTGTTTCCTCGACGCCTACTGATCTGCTTCCTCCTTTCCTGAATGTCAATTTCATTATCAAGATATAAACAGGAAGGAACTAAATGGGCTCTGTAGTATCATTTTCGTCTACCGGCTCATTTGACCGGACACAACGATTTCTCGATTTGCTGTTGCATGGAAATCAATTCAACAGCCTCGAAATATTCGCCCAGCGTGGTGTAGCAGCTCTTGCTGCCGCAACGCCGACTGAAACAGGAGCTACTGCAGCATCCTGGGATTTTGAGATCGAGCGAAATGGATCAGACGTAACGATCTGGTGGACTAATAGTCATAAAGATTCACAGGGTACTCCGATCGTTATCATGCTTCAATTCGGCCATGGCACGGGTACGGGTGGTTACGTTCAAGGCAGAGACTTCATCAATCCTGCGATCGAGCCTATATTCAATGAGATCGCTGATAGTGTGTGGAATGAGGTGAACAATGGCGGGTAACATCGACGAGCGAATTGTCGAAATGACTTTTAGGGGTACTGCGTTTATCTCTGGAATCTCTCAGAGTATTGGTGCTCTAGACAAGCTGAAGAGTAGTCTAAGCAGCTTTAAAGGATCAACCAACGACCTGAATGAGCTTGACAATGCAGGAAGACGCTTCTCTCTGTCAGGTATGGTCAGCAGTATCAATGATGCTGCGCATCACTTCAGTTTGCTGAGAATCGCAGGTCTTACCGCATTTACTACGCTGACCCGCCAAGCTTTGTTTGCCGGTGAGCGTCTTCTTGCAGCATTCACAATTGATCCGATCAAGGCCGGTTTGGATGTCTATGAGACGAAGATCAATGCGATCCAGACGATTCTTGCGAACACGGCTGCCGAAGGCACAAACCTCAAACAAGTTACTGCAGCACTAAACACGCTGAATACCTACGCTAACCGGACTGTATACAACTTCGGCCAGATGGCGCAAAACATCGGCACCTTTACGGCTGCTGGTGTTCATCTGGACGTTGCTGTTTCATCAATCAAGGGTATTGCTAACCTTGCGGCTTTGTCTGGTGCTGGTGCTGAGCAAGCCTCAAGAGCAATGTATCAGCTAAGCCAGGCTATTGCTGCTGGCCGCGTCAAGTTGCAGGACTGGAACTCGGTCGTCAACGCTGGTCTTGGTGGTAAAGTCTTCCAGAATGCTATCTTGGAGACTGCAAGAGTCAACGGCGTTGCTGTTGATGCGATGCTGAAGAAGTATGGCGGGTTTCGCAACGCTTTGCAGAGCGGCTTTGTCTCGAGCAAGATTCTAACTCAGGCCTTGTCGCTCTTCACTGGTGACTTGACTGACAAGCAGCTCAAGGCGATGGGCTTTACAGCTGCCGAGACCAGAGCTATCCAAGCTCAAGCCAAAATGGCAGTAAACTCGGCGACTCAGATCAGAACTATCAGTCAGCTGATGCAGGCTCTGAAAGAGGAAGTCGCTACTGCCTGGTCACATGTCTTTGAAGCGATTATCGGTAATAGCAAACAAGCTACTGCTACACTGTCTTCGTTTCACAATGCTGCTGAAAGCTTTCTTACCAAGCCGATCAACTCTTTGGCTGCTTTCCTTGAGTCGTTCAACAAACTTGGCGGACGCCAGATCATACTCAATACCATAACCACGGCGTTCCATAGCCTTGGCGCAGTATTGCATGTTGTCGGTGAAGCATTCCGTGAAGTCTTTCCATCGAATGGCGGAGCTGCAGCTTCAGGCTTGATTAGACTAGCTACAGCAGTAGAACATTTCGTTCAAGCGCTCACCCCAAGCAAAGCAGCTCTTGCCGAACTAAAGACGATCTTCGTAGGTCTCTTCTCGGCAGTCAAGATTGTCATTGACATATTCGGCGCTCTTTTCCATGCCATCTTCAACATAGGCGGAGCTGCAAAAGGCGCCGGTGGAGGTTTCCTAGCACTTCTTGCATCAATAGCATCATTCGTAACACATATCAAGAACGTTCTCGAGTCGAGTAATGTTCTGACAAATGTCTTCTCAGGCCTAGCTAAGGTCATAGAGCTCCCGATTCATGTCATCGGTCTTTTGCTTGACAAGCTATTCGGGCTGGGTAAAGCAGCAAATGCTGGTACCTCTGCGATTAGTGGCTTTGTTCAGAAGGTAGGGCAGATCTTCCACGGCCTTGGTGATGCTATTGCTAGCGGTATTCAAAGCGGTAGTTTCCAAAAGGTAGCTAGTCTGATAAACACGCTCTTGGTAGGCGGAATCCTGCTTAAGATCAAAAGCTTCTTTGCCAGTCTTGGTAAGAGTTCTGGTAGCGGTGGATTGTTCGCCACTATCAAGGAATCGTTCAGTTCTTTGACTGATACTTTGTCAGCTATGCAAGCTAGGCTTAAAGCAGGAATTCTCGAGAAGATTGCTATTGCTATTGGCATTCTTGCTGCAGCGCTTCTGATTCTTTCATTTATCAAGACCCAGAATCTCATTAAAGCTCTAACGGCTATTACCGCCTTGTTCTTCGAGCTTTCCCTGGCGATCAAGGCTATTGCGACAACGGGTGGTGGAATAGTCAAAATAGCGGCCGTAGGCGTTGCTCTTGATTTGCTAGCTGGAGCCGTGCTTATTCTAGCGGCAGCTGTAGCAATCTTGGCTCAGTTCAGCTGGGATCAATTGGCTAGAGGACTAGGTGCTATTACAGCCTTGCTTGCTGCGTTGATTGCAGTATCACAAACCATGGCAAAAGAAGCACCAGGACTAATACTTACCGCAATTGCTATGAACTTTATAGCAGTAGCGATCAATCTTCTGGCTCTAGCAGTAGATAAGCTGGGCAAGGAAAATCTGGGTACTCTTGCTAAGGGAATAGGTTCCATAGCTATAATTCTGGCTCTCCTTGCAGGCTTCAATGCGATCAGTGGAACGCAACTGGTTGCTGATGCAGCAGGCATGGTACTAGTTGGAGTGGCGCTTAATATTATCGCCCGGGCAATAGCTACTTTGGGTGCTTTGTCGCCGGCAACAATTGCTAAGGGATTGCTTGGCATTGCAGGCGCGCTCTTTATTCTTGGCGTGGCCATGGCTGCGATGCCGCCAACCGTGCTGGTGAGTGCTACTGGCATACTGGTTGTCTCTGCGGCTATGGTTATCCTGTCCAAGGCGCTGACCACATTCGGCAATCTATCTCTTGCCCAGATTGGCAAGTCGCTACTCGAGCTGGCAGGCGCGCTAGTTATTCTCGTAGGTGCTATGATTCTGGCTACCGGAGGTATAGTCGGTGCAGCTGCTGTTCTAGTCATGGCCGGAGCACTTGCTGTTCTCGCTCCTGTGCTAGTGGTTCTTGGAAATCTTTCCTGGGGATCTATAGCCAAGGGCTTGATAGCTTTGGTTGGCGTATTTGTGGTCTTGGGTGCCGCAGGCCTTGTGCTTGGGCCCCTGGTTCCGGTGTTGCTAGGTATAGCAGGTGCGG